ACCTCCTTGACTGCTTTGCGTTGTTCGGGTGGACCGACGATGCCGACACGGATTTCGTCCAAGATGTTGATGAGACCGTAGTTGCACACGGCCATCATGTGCTGGTTGAGGATTAACTGCCAGTTGCCTCCGCAATAAACGTGGTAGTAGTGGACGACTTTCATAAGGTCCAAAGGAGGGTTAGAAGGGTGAGGATGAAGAAAATGGCTGCAATACTCTTGCCGATTTCGATGATCAGGTCAAGGATGCGTTCGGGGTTCATGCCTCAAAGTTAAACCACAACATACTTCCCTGAGTTGCTTACTCTTAACTTGTTGAGAGCCACATAACGCATAGCGTCGCAGGCGTGGTTGAAGGAGTCAATCGGTACCCCCGTGTTCTTGCCTTCCTTATCGGTGGCCCAAGTATAGGACCGCAGTTCCTTGATGAGGTTTGTGCTATCCTTGGTAACCTGCAATTTAAAGCGTTTCAAGATGTCAATCCCGTTCCTGACCGAGTCGGGGCCTTTCTCCGCTGGCTTGATGTTAAAGCCAAGACGGTAGATTTCTTCAATGGACTTGGGTTCGGCAGAGTCCGCCACTATTTCCCAAGCCCTTGTGATGCCCAAGGAACGCAACTTGTCTGCGATGTCTTGGTTGGTCAGGCCCGTGGAGTAGAGTAGTTCCTGAATGAGCAGGCAGTCCCCTTGGCGGTAGATAGCGACCAATGCCGTAGGGTCGTTGCTGAACCCCCAGTCAAGCCCAAGGGCGACGAATTTGGCTCGGCTGACATCGATACCCTCCACAACCTCGAAGTCCTCGTATATCGCACCCTGAAGCGTCCCGACCTGACCGAGGCCGTAGACCTTCCACCAGTTCGCCCAGTATGCAGAGGTTTCGGCTTTAGTGCGGTTGAGTTCGATGTCCCTCTTGATGGTATCAGGCAGGGCTTCGTTGTCGTTGTAGGTTAGGATTATCAGTTCTGCGTCCTGTTCGGGCAGGACCTCCGTATGCGCCCAAAATTCGTGGGTCGGGTTGAAGTCGATGTAGATGGCCTCGCTGGTACGGATTGCCAACTGATAGTAGGACTCAAAGTCAATGTTGTTCGCCTCGTTGATGTAAACGACCTGCCTCCTTGCCCCTCGGAGCCGTGCCTCGGAATCAGCCGAAAAGAACTCGATGATTGAACCGTTGGCGAAGTGATAGGTGAGCAGGGTCTTGTTCCATCGGTCTGCGACCCATCGGCCCGTCCATTGCATAACCTTGGCAAAGTCTTTGATTGCACCCCTCCGTAGGTGGGGGATGGATTCGGAAACCACCGATATCTCGGTCTTGTTCTTTGCTGCGATGTCTATGAGGACCGCAAGGATGGCGAGGGTCTTGCCCGCACTTGTTCCGCCTTGGATGACCTTCTTCCGGGCCGTCATCCGACGGATTCGCCTGATAGCGGTCGTGTACTTAAAGTCCATCCCCAAACAGGGGTTGCTCGATGTGAACCGTGTTCTCCTGCTTGTCAACCAAGCCAAGCAGACGAGAGGCGATGTTGGCCGAGTAAACCCCGGCACTTGAACCCTCCAGCATATCCTTGTCGCAGGTCAGCCTTATGCGTGTAATGATTGATAAGAATTCCTTGTGATGGTCGCTATCTCCATTTCGATACTGCGATAGGTTATGGCAAACGCCATTTTCTGCAAGGTATCCCTCAAAGCCCCGAAAGGTAATCGGACGCTCTTTATCCCTGTAAACCATGTTCCCATCCTTGCCGACATAGTCCTGCACCCGGTAAGGGTTGGCCTTATTCTCGGCTCGGTATCGTTCAAACGCCTCCCATAGTTCTTCGGGGGTATTCCAAATTGGGGGTCGGCCTGCCATCAGTATTCGATTTTGTCGATTAGGTCGCTAATCTTGTTTACGATTTTCATTTTCACTTCGTACTGGTTCGGGGCATTGGAATCGTCCACCGCTCCGATGCAGTCGCACAGGGTTGTTATGACCATCATCAGCGAGTCCATCCGAGCCTGCACCTGTGCCTCGTCATCCTTCGCCTTCGAGTTCGCCAAGTTCTCGGAGTTTATTTCTTGACCATGAGAGAGCCGACTTGCCACCCCACAACAAGTACGAGATGTAACCGCAGTCCGAGGTATCGTCTGCGTTGTCGTAGTAGGTTTCGGCCCTTGACAGGTAGGAGTGCATCCGCTTGATGGTTTCAAGGGAAATTGCTTCCCCGCTGGCAAGTTGCTGCGCCCTGACTTTGCCCGTCTGCGTGGCACACTTGTTGCCGTTCCGCTCGTTGAGTTCTATCCCTCGCTTGGCATTGGAGCGAATCTCTTGGCCGTAATCGGAGTATGACTCGAACTGCTGCCTCTTGTGATTCTCCCACGTTGAGCCACAAACCGCAAGCCGTTGAGCCGTATCAGGGAACTCCGTGGTCGTTGAGTTGTTGGACATACAACGACCGATGAAGCCTTCTCTTGACTCGTTATTGTTCGGGATTGGCAGGGGCATTCAGGGAGTGGTTTATGGTGTTTTGGTTGACTTCGGCAAACAGGTCCGCTTGTAGGTAAATGTATTGGAGGGCCGATTTTACGCAGTCAGCGCACCACCAATTTGTAGGCGGTCGTCCGTGAGCGGTCAGGATGGCTTGCAGTTCTCCAACGGCATCGGGTGGCAGTCGCATCGTTAGCGATGCCACATATTGGTCCCAATACTTCCTGTGCTTTTGGGCGATTACGAACTGGTCGTTGGTCATTTGAAGGTCCATTCTCGGAGTAGGATTGCGGTGGCAGATGAGGCAAGCCCAAGGATAGGGGCCAAGTACCATTGGCAGGTCGGCAGGGTCAGGGCAAAGCCAAGCCAAAACCCGAAGCAGGTCATACAACTAAACGGCTTCCGCTTGGCAAAGGGCAAAGCGTAGAACCAACCCGGCAGCACCCGGAACTCCACAACCGCAAGGGTCGCCAAGGCACTAATCAGGATTGGAAAAACCAGTATATCCATTGGCTTCGATTGCGGTTTTGATTTTGGCCTTGGCCTGTTCGATGGAGTAAATGATGGAGCGGTACGGGATGCCCGTTTCTCTGGACATGGCCTTCATGTTGCCCGTCTGCATCAGCAGGTTGAGCAGTTCTTTGTCGTAGGGGAACGCTCCGTCCTTGGCCCAAGAGTCCATCTCTTGCTGGGCAATAGCCCAAAGGTCGTCAAGCAGGGAGTCGTAGTCCTTGCTTAGTTCTTGGGTTTCGGGGTCAACCTCGACCCGCTCGTCGTGGTGGCGGTACTTCTTGGCGAATTGATTATTGTTGCCCCGGTACAGGTTCATTATCAGCCGAACGATGTAGAACCGCAGGTAGCCTTGGACCTGCATCTTGGTAATCTTGTCGGGGTCTTTTTCGAGCAGGATCAGGACGACCTCTTGTTCGAGGTCCTTCCAAAGCGGATTGCCCCCCGTAATGGTGAGGCAAGCCTTGCGGATTTCTCCGCTTCGATAAAGGTCAAGGACGATGCTCTCTGCGTTCACTCACGCAAAGATGGAGGAGGTTCTCGCTAATGTTGCAAAAAATCCCGTGTCCTGTTTAAAACCTGTGTACGAAGGAATTTGATGTCGGGTCTTGCCCTCATGTTTATCGCAAGGATTTCGAGGTTGTGCATGACCGTTGCGTGGTTCCTCTTGATGATTCGACCGATTTGGCAGTAGGTGTACAGGTATTCCGAGTAAGCGATGTCTGCGAAGATGCTGCGAGCAAGGACCAGTTCTTGGGTCTTGACTTCGCTCAATATATCATCGGGGCTGACTCCGACAACCTCTGCGGTGTATCCGAGAATGGTGCGTGAGATTAGGTCCATGGTTATGCCGTCTTGGTTGAAAGTTCAATGAGTTTTTTAAGGCAGGCGAGTTCTGCTACTTCGTAGTTGTCGCCATGATACACTAAAGAGCATTGAACATAGGCATTATAGTAGGTTGGTTCGCAATCAACATCAATCTCAATGAAGGGCCTTAATCCGTGCTTCTCCCGGAACCACCTGAACGCTTGTTGGTAGAGGGGGACAATACATTCGGCTTTATCCATGTCATGCCAAAAATTATCCTGCGTAAACCATAACAAGGTTTGCCTTTCATTATACCAACCAAAACAAAGTTCATCAAACCCAAGCCCTTTGAGTGCAAGGGCTTGTTCGTAGGGGATAAATTCGTTTTTCATTGGTTTTGATTAAAACGGGTTAGGTGGTAAAGGCATCCAATGACTGACTTCGGTCAGGAACCAAGTTTGGTGTTCGTAGTACCAACGGCCATCTCCAAGCCATGCGTAGGCTTGATTGCGGTCGGTCGTAAAAATCAGGACTGGCTCGTAAGGTGTCGGCATACGGTCCAAGCATTTTACCCATTCCATGTCAGGCGTTTTTGGCTTGGAGGATACGACCGAGCAGGGTCCAGTTCACGGACCAAGCCTTGATGGTTTCGGATTTGTCGGGTCGGTTGCAGTTGACGCACTCCTTGCGGATATGCAGTTGCCAGCGTCGGAAATCGGTTGGTGTGGTTTTCATGGGGTTGGGGTTTGATTGGTAAGTTTATAGGCTGACGATGGGGGAGGTTTGGTAAGACCAGAGGCTGACGGATTAATCATTCATTATACCCGATAAGGGTGCTTATTGACCGATTTATCATTCATTATATCCGATTGGGTATAATACAAATCTACACATCTATTCCACACCTGCGACCACTCGCTGAAAATCCTCAATGCTCCTGATTACCTCGTACCTGTACCCTGCTTCTTGGACCACTTCCTGCCACCACTTCTGCGACAGGGACTGCTTGCCCTTCTCGGCTTTGAACTCCAGCATCACCGCACCGGTGGGCGATAGCCATATCATGTCGCTGACACCTGCGACCACGCCCATGGCCTTCATCACGCTGCCGGCATAGGCATTGGGTGCGTTGTTGTTGACCGTGAACAATCGGCCCCGTTCGTTGGGAAAGTTGTTCCAGTGCCACTGGAAGCATTCGGCTTGGAGTTTGAATTCTTGCATGAACTTACTTTAGGATTGGAAAACGGTCTTTATTGTGGAAGGCCCAGCCTGGCCTCCATCCCATGTAGCGGATGAACTCCAAGGCTTCGGCTTTGCTCTTGCATTGATTGTGCAGAACCCAAAACGGGCTGATGACCTTGGCCTTTGCCAGTTGAGCCTTTTGGTACATCGTGCTTTGCTTTGCCATTTCCATGCCTTGGGCCTTGGTCAGCATCTGCAAACTTACGACTTCCCCTGGAGGCTTTGGCTTTCGCTCGTATTCAAACTTGCAATGCTTGCACTCCATGGCAGCCACCGGGATAATGGCCTCGCAATTCTTGCAGTTCTTCACCCCACCAACGCCAGCGGATTCCCGTTTGCGTTTCTTCTTCAAGGACCATTCCCGGTTCGTTTCCCAAAATCCATGGGTCTGCACGTTGTTCCCAAAGTCCAACACCGTGAACCGTGTCTTGGTTGGCGTTACCCTGGAGCCTCGGCCAACCATCTGCATGAACAGGGGTAGGCTCGCAGTCGCCCGGTAGAGGATGACGACCTCGATGCTTGGTTCATCAAAGCCCGTGGTCATCAGGTCGCAGTTGCAAAGGATCCCATTGGTGGACTGCTTGAACCACGCAAGGGTTTCGGCTCGTAAGGACTTAGGCATCTTTCCGTCAACGTGCCGGGCGTTGAACCCTGCACTCTGCAAAGCCTCGCAAACCTCCTTGCTTGATGCGATGTTGCTGGCAAAGACGATAGCCTTCTTGCCTGGGCAAACCTTGGCGTAGTTCTGCACCACCCCGGCAAAGACCTTCCGCTCGCTGAATCGTTGGGCCATCTGCTCGGTGTCGTAATCATCGCCCTTCATTCGGATCCCGGATAGGTCCTGCGTCATGCCGTAGGTCGTTGGTTCGGCCAGGTAGCCTTGGCTGATAAGTTCCTGCACCTGGACCGGTGCATGGAGAGCCTTGTAGAATTTGGAGAGGCATTCCTGCTTTCCCCTCCGCAATGGCGTTGCAGTCGCACCGATGACCACGGCCTTGGGGTTAATGTATGGCAGCAGGGGGTTAAATGTTTGCTTGTGGGCTTCGTCAATGATCACCAGGTCCATCCGTGCCAAGAGGTCCGTGTATTCAGCAGAGTCCTTCCTTCGGCTGAATGTTTGGGCCATGGCAATGAAGCAGTTGCCGGAAACATCGAGCCGGGTGCGGTTGGCCTCAATCAGCGTTGGCTTGATGCCGAACTGGTCCAAGGCTCCGTTGGATTGCCGGAGCAATTCCACCCGGTCCGTGAAGATGATGGCCTGCTTGCCTTTCTCTAAGGCCCTTGCAACCATGTAGGTGAACATGACCGTCTTACCGCTCCCTGTTGGGGAGCAGAGTATCAAGCGTCTTTTGCCCTCGGCAATGCTTG